GCCGATCCTAATGCCAAATTATTAATATATTTACTTAATTCTAAAGTATAACCATTTCTTGCAAAATCCCTAAGTTGTTCGTCAGCAGAAACATTACCACCACCAAAAGTCATTTTTAAGAAACCTTCAGGTGTGTATTCACTGATAAATTTATCTGATGTTTGAATATACTTACCGACTTTAATTCCAGGTTGATCAGAAACTTTAGAAGGATCTTCAACAAATATTCTGTCTTCGGCCAATGCTTGTACTTCATACCATCTATTATCTAAACCTAAAAATTCTTGTGGTGTGGGGATACTTGTATATTGTGTTCCGTCTTTCAATAAAACACTTGTAATACCTAATACATTTTTTTCAGGTAAAAACATTTCAAAGAATGGTTTAACATCATTTGGAGTAATGACTCTTTTGAATACTTTTGTTGCTCCGTTAACAACAACTTCTCTTTTAACAATCGTATAATTTAATAACTTACCTGTTGTATCAAAATTAGGTATTTTTAATCTATTTGGTGATCCTTCAGCGTTAACTGCAGATGAAAAATCAATATCATATACGGTTTCAAATGGTTGTCCTGCACCATTAACTTGTGATCCTCGTCTTAATATACCACAATACCTCAAGTCCTCTCTATCTCCAAATGCGGGTACAGTAATTGCAAAATCAACTAACGCAACTGAAGGTCTTAATCCTGGTATCTTTAAACCATAAGTTCTTGCAATATTATAAATTGATGATTTCTGTTGAGCGTATTGTAATACGGTTTCTTGGATACTTCTATCAATGTTGAATTGTAGGTTGTCGGTAACCGCAGCGTTTAGATCTAATAATACCGAGAACACACCCGCATCATTAAAGTTCTGAACTAATTCAGGATAATACGTTCTTGTGAAATTTATCAGTTCGGTTCTTATTCCTTGGAAATCCCTAGTTGTATAAGATATTTTTTTATTTGCCATATATTATTAAATATTGATAATTACAAAATCACTTGAGTCAAATGCATTGTTCGTGTTTCTATAATCAATTCTTATTTTTGCGGTGTGTTCTAATTGACTGATATTAGGTACGGTAAATTCTTTTTTACCCTCACTATTAACATACGTTCCTTTATTTTCATCTTCAGTTGATGCGTCGGTAATTCTAATATTTGTAATTAAAATCCCTGGCATATACTTTTGGACTGAATCCCTAATTTCTGATTCCATTTCACTAAATGTTGGTCCGTCAAGTGGTTCAAATATATACTCATATAATCTACTACCAAAATCAGGTAAGAAATATCTTGTACCTTTACGACTTAATAATAAATGAACTAAACTACTTCTAATTTCTTCATCAGAAGTGTCAGAACAATCTAAATATTTACCAACGTAAGAATCCACGAAAGGAAAACTAATTCCGTATGTTATACCATTTGCCATATCTAATAAATATAATGTTCAGATATTTTATATAAATAAAAAAATCACAACAATATGTTGTGATTCTTATAATGTTTAGGATGAACAACCGAAACAATCAAATTGACTATCTTCAGGTTTTGAAGGTAAATTCATATTTGAATAATCTACCTTAGGAACAAAAGGTGTTGCCTTTGGTTTTTCTATTTTAGACATATCAAACGCCAAGTGTTTTGCTCCTGTTGAAATCGCTTTGGTTCTAACATAGTAACAAAGTGTTTTCAATCCTTTTTCCCATGAGTGGAAGTGTGATGAGGTAATCTTTGATAATGTTGGATTCGCCATATAGATATTCATTGATTGTGATTGGTCAATGAATGGTGCTCTATCTGCCGCCATGTCAATCAATTCTCGTTGTGAAATCTCCCAAATTGTTTTGTACTTAGGTATTAAGTGTTCAATTCGTTTAACCTTTTTATTGTAATGTTTATCTTCAGGATCTAAATAATTATTAAAATTAATATTTTGAATTGATCCTTCATTGATGATGATTTCATTTTTAAGATCTTCAGACCAAATACCAAGTTTTTCAAAATCATTGATAAGGTACTTATTCACAATCATAATCTCCCCACCGACAACTCGTCTGTTAAACAATGCCGAGTGAGCAGGTTCCGTCATTTCAAAAGATCCCGTAATCTTCGCTGAAGACGCCACAGGCATTTGTGCGGTGAATAATGAATTACATACCCCAAATTCTTTCACATCTTCTTTAAGTTGATTCCAATTCCAGTAACCTGATAAATCATTTTCATTTAATCCCCACATATCAAATTGGAAAATACCTTGCGACATTGGCGATCCTTCAAAGAACTTATAAGGTTCGTATTCTTTGTTCTTACAAAGTTTATTACTTTCGTAAATCGCCGCGTAATAGATTGTTTCAAAAATTTGTTTGTTCAATATTCTTGCCTCTTCATCAGTAAAAATTAGATCAAGTAAATAAAATACATCGGCTAATCCTTGTGTTCCAATTGCGATCGCTCGTTGTTCCAACCCACCTTTAAGTCCTTTATCTGTTGAGTAGTTATTAATATTAACAACTTTATTCAACGCTCTAACAACTTTTCTTACTTCAGTGAATAACAATTGGAAATCAAAACTATTGTTCTGAATAAAGTTCTTCAATACCATTGAGGACAATGTACATATCGCAGTAGTTTCTTCATCAGTAAATTGATAAATCTCATTACACAAGTTAGATTGTTTGATTACACCGATATTTTGGTGGTTAGTTTTTCTGTTTGCACTATCTTTAGAACATAGGTAAGGAACACCAGTTTCAACTTGGGATTCAACAATTTTTGACCAAATATCTTGAGCTTTAACTTTTTTACCCAATCCAAGTGCGACCGCTTGATCATACATTCTTTCGTATTCGTCACCATAACATTCTTGTAATGGTTTAAGTCCTGACTTTACAATATCATTAGGACAGAACAAATACCAATCAGTATTATTCTTAACCGCTCTCATAAAATTATCAGGAATCCAAAGTGCGGTAAACAAGTCACGTGCTCTTAATTCCTCCGCTCCTGTATTCTTTTTAATATCAAGAAGATCTATAATGTCTTTATGCCAAGGCTCCAAATAGATTGCTGCACTACCAGGTCTTCTACCTTGTTGATTAAAGAATCTCAATGACTCATTAACAATTTTAAGGTATTTTAACAATCCACCTGCATAACCACCTGAACTATTGATACGACTTTCCTTACTTCTTTGGTTAGACATACAAAGTCCAATTCCCGCAGCATCTGCCGAGTATGTTGAAATGTCGTTCAATGTATCCAACAATCCCATTCTTGAATCTGAATTATTGTAATGTAAAACACAAGACGCTAATTGAGGAATTTTTGTCCCTGAATTAATCATGATTGGTGTTGCTGGTGAAATTCGTTGTTCAGATAATGATTTGTAATAATCAAACGCCTCCTCCATTGTGTTGGTTACCCATAGGGCAACTCTCATATACATATGTTGTGGTCGTTCAACTACTTCACCTGTTGGTCGTTTCAACAAATACATTTCTTGTAATGATCTCCAAGCGAAATAATCAAAATTATAATCATTATCGTGGTTAATAACCGCATCAATAATTTCAGCACCATACTCATTGATCGTCTCAATCAATTTTTCATTAACAACACCATCATTATACAACAATTTCATTGTGTCGGAAAAACTTTCATTTGTTTCTTTATGATATGATGAAATCGCAACTGATGACGCTAAACGTGAGTAATCGTGATGACTACCAGTATATGCCGCAGCAATCTCGTAAACAAGTTTGTCCAATTCTTTTGTTGTTATTTCACCTTCAGTTGGTACTGAAGTAATAACCTTAATGAATATCTCGTCCGAGTTTACGTTCAGACCTTTTGATGATCGTTTAACACGATTGTAAATTTTTTGTGGGTTGAATGCTACCGCATCCCCACCTCTTTTATTAATTTTTAATGACATATTTTTTTAATATTTTTTAGAAATCGTCCGTAAATGTAATTGTTTCGTTCAACTTTGCTTTTTGGTATTCCATTGTTCTTGATTCAAAGAAGTTACCTTTAGTTTCAACCGCAATTTGTTCCATGAATTTAAATGGTTGTTCTACGTTGAATTGTTTTTTACAACCGAACTTAACCAATAATCCATCAACAACAAATTCAAGGTATTGTTTCATCAAGTTTGAGTTCATTCCAATAAGTGATACTGGAAGTGATTCAGTAATGAACTCTTTTTCAATCTCAAGCGCTGACAATAAGATCTCTTTAATTCTTTTTTCAGATGGTTTATTTTCACAATGGTTATTCAACAAATGAATTGCGAAATCACAATGTAAGTTTTCATCTTTAAAAATTAATGAGTTAGCATTACATAGACCTTGCATAATTCCTCGTGACTTCAACCAAAAGATAGAACAGAACGAACCTGAAAAGAATATTCCTTCAACTGCCGCAAACGCAACCAATCTTTCCTGAAACGATGCGTTATCAATCCAATCCAATGCCCATTTTGCTTTCTTCTGTACCGCAGGTAATCGGTCAATTGCGTTAAAACATTCGTCTTTTTCTCTCGCATCTCCAATATACGTATCAATCAATAATGAATACATCAATGAGTGAATGTTCTCCATCGCCAACTGAAATCCGTAGAAGAATTTTGCTTCAGGATATTGTACTTCACGATAAAAATTTTCCGCCAAGTTTTCATTAACAATACCATCGGATGCGGCAAAGAATGATAATACATTCTTAACGAAATACTTCTCATTATCGGTTAGTTTTTCCCAATCACGAATATCGTTTGTTAGATCTACTTCCTCAGCCGTCCAAAAGGCAGCTTGGTGTTGTTTGTAATATTCCCAAATATCGTTGTGTTCAATTGGGAAGATAACAAATCTACCAGAATTTTCTGTTAAAATTTTTTCCATTTTCATAAATTTAGTTATTTTGTTCTTTTTGTTTTCTTTTTTCCATCAACTCTTTTACTCGTTGACGTTGTCTGTCTTCTTTTTGTTCCTCAACACCCAAGAATGTCATAGAACTTTCGGTATCAATTTCCAACATACCATTATCAAATTTGCAGTTTTCAAATACGATACCATCATCACCAATTCTTGATTTTGTAATCGCAATTGTTGCCAATTTCAATTCCTTTTGTTGTAGAGTTTTTGCTACGGAAATAATTACGTGTCCTACTTGTGCTTTCTTAATGGATCCCCCCATTTGATCTGTTGTTACAACTTCAGATGATATAGAACTTCTGTTTCCTTGTGTTGCAGTCCAACCAACTAGATCAAGTTCGTGACACATTGATTCAAAACCTCTCATCACTGAACCTTCAGATTTCCATTCGTCACCAAGATTTTTGTCGGGTACAACACAATCAATATAATCCAATAATACCATATCTATTTTGGTACCATCTGCAATCATTTTTCTAATTTGATTCTTAATTTGAAGCATTGTTACCGTATCAGATGGTAACTTTTGCATAATTAATTTGTTCGTCATAGAATCCTCAATCTCTTTAACTTTTTGGATAACTTCATCTCTTTTTACTGACAATTCGTCAGGGTGAATCTTTGTCCAAAGTGTGTAATGTTTTCTCTGAATAATCTTTGGATTATCTTCAAAAAAGATCTGTAATACATTGTTTCCCATGTTGAATGCGTGGTTTGCAATCTTCGTCAATAGGGTTGATTTACCTACTCCTGTTGGTGCTAATATAACACCGATTTCACCCTTCGCTAAACCACCTTTTAACAATCTGTCAATACCTGGTATTCCCATTGGGATTGGGTGTCTATAATCGTCATCTAACACTTGATCTATGTTACTAAAAACACTTGCAATACTTGTGTTTTTTTCACCTACTTGTAGTGCCTCTCTGAACATTCCTTCAATAGCGTCATAGTTTTCAAACTCTCCACCATCAATGATCTTTTGGGCCTTACTCATTACTTTGATGACCTCTTCTTGTTTACAGAACTTAAGAGCCTTCTCTTGAACAAAATCCCCTCCGTCAATAGGTGCATCCTTGATTTTACCAATCATGTCTAATACAATCTTGGATGCAATTTCTTGTTGTAATTCCGATTTTGCTACTTGTTCTAATGTATCAAATGATGGAGTATGATTGTACTTTTTATAATACTCTTTAACCATTTGAATGATTATTTTGAAATACTTGTTTTCAAAATAAATTGGTTCAATCACATCAATAATTGAATGTGAAAAATCCTTGTCTAAAATAATTTGATTCAGTAATTGAATCTGAAAATTATTTCCTAAATATTCAAAATTTTTGTTTGTCGCCATAGTTGTTTTTTCTCCTTGTAAAGATAAATACTATTAAACTAAACTAAATCCAGCATACTCGGTATTAAAATTTTTACCTGAAAAAATGTCAGTTAGGTCAGCTAATATACCTTTTAGTCGTGGGCGTAGGTCTACGGTGTATCTTACCTTTGGTGGGTACACTTTTGCATCAAACACTCTATGACAAATTGTCATGTCCCCAACCTTAATTATTAGATTAAAATTCTCATCACCATCTGTATATGATGTGTTTAGGATCTCAGGATTATCCTGAATTTCATACTGATTGTCCAACATATAGACAACAGAACGCATCTTCAAATCGTTTTGTAAATTCCCACATAAATCAGTAATGTAGTCGTATACGTTAAACGAATTTTTTGATTTTGGGTTAAACCCTCTAACATTGAAAAATCTTTGTACAACGATATTTTCGTTACACTTTAATAGGAACTCTACTTTTGTAAATTCTTGTTCTTTCATAAGTTTGTTTTTTTGTTTCTGTAATTTGTTTTTTCTTTTCTTGTTAATTTTAAAAATGGTTTAATAAACCCGACCCATGCGTCATCACCTTTTGGTAGATATTTAAAGAATCCGTCTTCCATCATCATCTTTATTAAGTTTCTATGTCCTCTTCCGTCAGGATCTAAACTTTCTGAATAATATTGTTGTACCAATTCTTTCCCTTCTTCATTTATAAGGGGTTCAGACAGGTCAACCAATATTTGATTTGTTTGATAGAATTTATCTCCAAAAATACCTTCTTTGGTTTTTCCGTTTATTAGGTTATTTAAAACAACACTTTTACTTTGTTCTTCCAATAACTTTTTACCTCTTGTTAAAATATCCGTAAATGAAACTTGTGAATCAAGTATCTCAGGAAATAATTTAACTAAAGTTTTTTCACCCAATAAACTAATACCATCAATATTATCTGATGTATCGCCAGCAATGATCTTAAATGTTTTTACATTATAGTGTGGAACCTCAATGTGATCAAATTTAATCTTACTCCCCATCTTATAATATTTCTTAAGATTGGGGGAGTAGATTGTTACTTTTTCTGATATCAATTGAGTAAGGTCTTTATCCGCTGAGAATATTGTTTTCTCCTCGTCTAATGATATTTGACAATAGTAGGCAATAAGATCATCCGCTTCGGAATTTTCAACCTCTAATTGTCTTACAAACATCTCCTCAAGATATTGTTTAACTCTTGTTTTTTGTTTGTTAAATGAATCAGTTTTTTCCTCACTTTCGTAAGATTTACGATTCATTTTATATTTGGGATATAATTTTTTTCGTTGGGACGAGTTTGTATCACTATCCCAAAACACAACCACCTTATTAAAGTTCGTTTCCTCCAAGAAACGTCTTAAAGTATTCAAAAAGTGCCAAGTTCCACCAACGTGTTCTCCGTTGTTGTAGAAATCTTTGACACCATGAAATCCTATTTTAAGTAAGTTGTTACCATCAACAACTAATGTTTTGTTCATTTTAATACGATTAACTCGTTCTACAATATATTAATCCTCAAATTCTTCTTCTTCGGTAGATTCGTCTAATGAATAGTTTGATCCACCCAATTTTGTTTCCCAATAATCAGAATATTCTTTTTTATACTTATCTAAAGCTTCTTTAGTGTCCAAAATATATCCTTGTGGTACCGCAATAATTTTACCATCTTTATATCCAATACCATTTACGTGGTTCTTCAATATAGAAATTTTTGTTCTGATTGCAAATGATACTTTTCTACCATTTTTAGTTGCGTCAATATGACTAATTCCCGCCTTCTTTTGGTTACCAAATAAGAACACTAATGACGATGCCAACCATACCGCTTCACCACCTTTAGCCTTGATCTCAGGTTGTCCAAACGGATT